ACTGTGCTCCAAAATTACAAGCTGGAGCAGCGACAGTTCCGGTGCTTCCGGTTACAATATTATTGGCAGCCAGGGCAGCATTATAATCAAGTACATTGCCTAAAGTTGCCTGATCAGCAGCACTAATCATACAGTTATTGGTAATAACCACATCATCAGAATTATCATCAACACATAAGGTTACTGCTTTGATAATATTGTTGTTAATAAACGAATCATAGCAATTAGTTGTGGCAATATAGATACCCTGATCCCCTTCTACATAGGAGTTTTCAATAACCAGATTAAAGAAGGTTGTGGTTGTTTCAATCTGTATAGCAGATGTATCAAATGGATCATTAGCGCTGTCAACTCTGAATCTGCAATTATTAACAATCAAGTCATGTCCTGTAGCTCCGGTTATTTTTATTGCAGCAATAGAATCAGCTTCTGCTATAAAATCACAGTTTTCAAAATACAATCCAGCAAGGTTGGCAATAGTGAAAATAGCACTTGCATCATCATTGACAAACTGGATATTATAAAATCCAGAACTCATCAATGTTCCACTGCCGGTCCATGCGTGCTCACCTTTTATTTCCGATTTACGGTCAGCATCATTAGAACCGCAACCGATAACATTACACTTTACAGGTGGCACGGTTAAATCTTCAGCTACAGAATCGCCCTTGATAAAAATTGTATTCCTTGCTGCCCAACCTCTTGAACCGGCTGCAATATTAGCATTACTTGCAGTAATAGCTGAAGCTAAGGTCTTTTTGGCTTTATCCCAGCTTAAACCGTCATTATTGTCATTTCCTGCATTAGCTTCAACATAATAAACCGTACCGCTTATTGCAGGTAATCCCATTGCACCTAATACATCAACTCCACCGACTTTCAACGAGGGGAAAACACCCTTCCTGTAATATTTATCAATTCCCATAATCTTTTACCTTTCCTTTCTAAGTATCTTAAATGGGGAGAGCAAGTTTAGATCTCTCCCCTGCTGTTAAATCTAAAGTTGTTTCTAAGCTACTGCACTCTTGATTAAGTATGCACAATCTACTGCTACTAATTTTTCGTCTACAACATGGCTTGTTTCAAACCAGTCAGAATGCTTGGTTTCAATTCTCGCTGATCTTACCTGGAATGGCCTGGCCTGGAATGTGTAACCTAAAGAAGGTCTGCGTAAGGATGGTCTGGGTTCAATATAAGCAATTAAAGCATCTTTGCCCCAAACATAATCGATATCTTCAGTCTGTCCTTCATTGGCACTGTCATAACCGGCTTCACCGACTAATACCCTGTCAAATCCAAAAAGTTTAGCTAACATATCAGCAGTAATAATTCCCTCTTTAGTCCACTTGTAACGATCTAAAATATCCGGATGCTGTGTTAGAATATCGAACACTTCTTTGCCTAAAATAAGGGTATTCGGTTGTAAGAAAATATTACTGTGTACTGTTTTCTTTGCATCTACAATATCCCCTATAGGATCGGAGTTTGCAGCATCACTCCATTTGTCAGTTCCGACTAAAGTAGTGTTGTTGGTAATATTGGTAGTGCTGAATACTAAATCAGCAACTCTCTTTTCCTGGGATAACAGTAACAGGTCAGTCAGGTTTTCAATTGTATCTCTTTTAACATCAAGAGGTTTATCCGCATTGGCATATTCGCGGTCATCAATAAGATCATTTAATGCGTGCTCATCACAAGCATAAGTATCAGTATCAACGTTCCAGCTTGCCTGTTTGGATTCAGTCTTAGGTGCTCTTAAAGTATTCGGCACTGCAAAGCGGTCTCTCTTGTCATATACAAAATATTTATCACTTTCTTTTTTAACAGAAACAATCGGCAATACCTGGTTAGCAATAAAACTTGCATTCTTGTACTGTACCGACATACCTGTTAATACTTGGTCAACATGAACATCATTAGGTTCTGGCATTTAAATCACTTCCTTTCATAATTTATTAATTTTTAAGCATGGGATGCTGGGCTATACGCATGGGTAATCAAAACTTCAATTATATCGTCCTGTGCTGTGGCAGCTTCCAGTGCGATAGCTCCAAAGTATTCATCAGCAGCATCAACAACTTCTCCGTCTCCGTCACCTGTTGAAGTTATAGCTTCACCTTCATCAACTGCTTCATTCATAACTAATTTAGAAGTACCCAATACTCTTACTCTTGCAGCTTTATCTTCAGCATCTGGGGCATTCTGTAATATTCCAATAGATACTCCGTTAGCTCCGCAAGCTTCTACTTTTCCGTCAGCATCCAGTTTGACAAAATAATATTGTTTAGAGCTTAGATCTCCACTGGCTTTAAAAGTCAGGTCAACCGCTCCTGCACTCATTTGTTGAGACATATTAATTCACTTCCTTTCTCGTTAATTCCTGTTCATTATTTGTTATCGAGTTTGTAATCCCCATTGGGGAATAACGCTATAGCTGCATCAGCAAAAGTCGTTTTATGTTCTTCAGCGTATTTGTTGATCTTGTCTAAGTCGGTTTCAGGTTCGTTCTTATTGTCACCGCCAGAACTTAATTCCTTGAATTTATCTACGGCCATATTGGGCTGTAATTCGATAAACATTTTAAACAGTTCAGCCTGTGTCAGTTCTTTGGTGTTGCCTGCTTCGGTAAATTCCCATTTGTTTTCATTGTCAAAAGACTCCATAAGAGTCATCACGATATCTTTCTGTTTCGGCAAGAAATGCATAGTTGTTTCACTGCAGTTATCAGCTATAAACTTTTCAATGTCTTTCTTCCTGGCTTCCTCTTTCAGTCTTTTCTGCTCTTCTTCATATTTCTTCAGCTTCGCCTGGGCTTCTTCATAATCTTTTTTCATTTTGTCAGCTTCAGCTTTTTCAAGTTCAATAGCTTCGTAATCTTCCAATGCAACAAACTTCTTACCTTCTAATTCCTGTACTTTGATTCCGTTTGGCATTATCCATTCACTTCCTTTCTTAATATTCTTATTGTTTACTTTCTTTTTGTCCTGCTCATCCTCATAAAGGATAATCTGAGCATCTTTGTTGGCATCACTGTATAATGCAGCAATGTCTTCTAAATTTGTGACTGCGGGTAAATCAGCACCTAAAAAGGCTATCGCTGATAACACTTTATTGTATTTACGCTTGGTTGATGGTTCGGTGTAATCCCACAATATTTCGGAGCTTATTCGTTTGTAAGCTCCTTTACTGATTAACTCATAGAGTTTTTGGGGTACATCGGAAATGTCAACCAATATCTTTTGCCCTTTACGTTTCAGTCTGGTTATCCAACCGCCTGCGGGCAATCCTGAATTCTGCAATAGCTTCTGTTTGTCATCATGCCCCAGCTTTACAAACGGCTTAACCTTATCGATTATTTCATTTGTACCGTTGACAATATCGTCAATATCTTTTTCGGTTATCTTGGTGTTATTCCATGTACCCACTGCAAAAACTTCAATATCATGGAGCTCTGCAAAAGTGTTTTTCTTAATCCACTTATCATCTTCGTTTTTTTCCCAGCCAGCCTTTTTTAATCCTGCCCAAGCTGTCTGATTTGCCAGCTCTTCCTGTTTGTCATTTCCCTCATACTGCTTAAAGGCATTATTGTATATTTCGATCCATATGGCCTGTGCATCCTTCGGCAACCCTTTTATAACTTCCGGTGGATTATCAATCTTATACGGCATCTATAGTCACCTTCTCTCTATCAAAAATAAAATCACTTGTTTTTGTGGCCAATATTCTGGCCTTATCTCCTGCATCTATCGGTTCAAATTTTTCATACTTGGTTATCGGTATTAACTGGCTCCGGCATTGGTAATGGTTCGGTGGGTTTATTCTTGCAATATCCGGATCATTGGCTTCAAATACCTTTCCGTCCATGCTTGCACAAAAATCAGTTGTTCTATCATCCATAATTGCACTGTATTGGTACGCAACTACAAAACCTTTCACATCCGGATCACGCATCATATCCAGCCTACCCTGGTTATAGGCATCGGATAAGTTGGTTCTAACAACATTTTCCAGGTGATACGGGGTTAATTCCCTGCCTGATTTAATCTCTATGCCAGGAGTCCCGATATACTCTTTGAAATAGTTATCAAGCTCATAGATTAATTCAGATTGCTTCTTCCCTGATCTCAACCCGTTATAAAGGATCGTTCTTGCTTTCTTTAATATGTCATCTCTTATTACTCCGGCAATATAAAACGCTTTGTTCTGCAAATACTTCATAGCCTTTTCAGGTGGCAACCCTATTACCACATCTACAAAATTCATCCTGGATAATTCGCTTCTTACTTCTTCCTTGCCATATTTCCAGAGCTCGATTAACCAGTTCTTAATTTCCGTTCTTAGTTCACCGACATAATTAAGCTGCAGTTTTTCTATCTCTTTCGGTTCATTGTTTTCAATTAGCTTACTCCGGATTATGCTTTTTCCTAAAGCTTCTTTTTGTTTGGTTATAATCTCAACCAGTGCATCTCTTGCACCTGTTTCATATTTATTAAGGCTTTTTTCTATCCTGGTAAAATTAACTTTCTTTTCAAACTTTGTTAACTGCCTTTTGGCCTGGTACTGGTTATAGATTGGTTCATTGTCCGGCTTAGGTTCAGGCAATTCTACATCCTTTTCTTTTGCCGGTATAGAT